TTTGATTGCAACGGGAGTGCCATCTTTGGATTGGAGGTCGTCTTGCACGAGGCGGTAGAGCTGGTCGGGTGCAAGTGCTCCAGCGGCGGATAGGTCAGAGATGGCGCGGGCTTTGAGCTGTTCGCGGCTGTAGTTAGTTTGAATTTCGCCTATTTTCTGTTCGCGGTCTTGTAGTTGGGCGCGGAGGTCGGCATTTGTTTTTTGTGCTTCTTCCCAAAGTGTGCGAAACTCACCGGATTGTTCCAGTTGTTGTTGTTGGGCGGCTTTTTGGGTGGTTTCTATTTCGTCGAGGCGGCGTTGTAGGGCCTCGCGGGCTTCCTTATCCCTGCGGCGTTCGCCTATTAGTTCCGTATTCTTTGATCGTAATGCTTCAATTTGCATTGCAAGATCAGACGATTCAGCCACGGGCTGCTCAATAGCGGTCTCCACTGGAGCCGTTTCGAGTTGTTGTTCAGACACGGAAAATTAGGTCTCAGGACTTTCGTAGTTTAACTCTTCTGTAGTAGAAACCCCGTTACCTGCAATACGCTCCAGCTCGTCTTCAATGTCTAGGTCGTCTGGTAAAATCTCGCCGCGTCGTAAAATCTCAAGTAGTGTCTCGTCGGATAACTTGCCTTTGGTGTTCAGATCTGTGATGGCTGTTATGTCCTGGCCGATCAGACGGTAGAAGTCAAAATCACGATCCAGGTAGATTTCGGGTGGTTCGATGCCTACATACTGGGATGCCATCTCAAATGCACGTTTTAAGCCGGAACATACCTCCATGCTTAGTACTGCTAACACTGAATTAGATTGGGCCTGGTCAATACGTTTAGAATCTGCGGATTCGGCTACAAACTTTTGGCCGAACAGTTTTGTGATGCCCAAAGTGGACATTTGGGTTTCGATTGCTGTTATTTCTGCTGCTTGCGCGGCAAAACTTGTGGCGTCCGACTGCACGTAATAGGCTTTGTTGCCTGGTGGCATCGCTAGGGCGTAGTTCACGCCGACCGATACTTCGTTGGTGTCCATGTCCCAGCCTTCTAGGATCAGGATGGGCATTGCGGCGACGTGCAGTGCGTGGATTAGGTCGGCTTGGCGTTGGTAGTGGGTAATGTTAAGATTTGCAATGTCAAGAAGTGGTGGTTGGGACCGTAACATCCCCAGGCGGTTGGCGTAGATGGGTACTAGGGGGATTTCGGGGAGGGTGAATTTACCGGATTCGTGCAGAATGAAGCTGTTTTGGCCTTGGATGTATAAGTCGTAGCTGCCGGGATAGATGACGCGCATCTGCTCTACTTGCGTTTCGCCGAAGTCGCCTTGGGGTTGAGTGGTGTATTCGTGGATGCGGACTTGGGTTAGTGGGGATGTTGGTAGTGTGGTTTCTTGGCGCCAGCCCCAGATTTGGGGTGCTTCGACTGGGACGAAGTAGGGGCGGCGTTCCAGTGCGCGTTCTTCGGCGAGGCTGAGGGCAACGCTGGCTGGGGGGTAGTCAACGAGGATTGCGCTGTGGCCGTAGGTCAGGCTGGAGACTAAAATGCGGCGGGCAAATTCATTTAGGTCCGAGCCGAGGCCGTCTACGTTTTCGGAAAAGGTTTTCCAGTAGTCGTCGCCTTCGATGTGGATGGGTTTGCGCAGGATTGCTCCAGCGGCGGTTTCGATTATGCGTTGGGTGTAGGGGGAGAGGACGGAGCGGGCTATGCGGGATTCCCAGGCGTCGTCGGTTTCGCGGGGTTCTTGGGGGAGGTAGCTGGCGGCTTGGCTGCGGATGAAGTCGGAGCCGAGGGTGACGGCGGCCATTGCGTTCCAGCTCGCAGTCATTGCGATTGCGTCGAGGGAACGGGTGAAGGGAGTATCGCTGATGCTTTTGCTGATTGTGCCAACTGCGCCGGTATATGTCATGAGGGGAGTTACATTGCTCCTATTTTGACAGATACTGTTGCCGTGCTTGTGCTGGTTAAAGTGTTTAGGTGGACTCGGATGAAGCGGCTGGGTTGGTTTTGGGCAAAGAATATGTGTGTGCCATCTGCGTCGATCGTACTAACATCACCTGCTTTTTTTGATAATACAGTTAGGTGGCCCCAGTTTGTTCCATCGAGGGAACCTTCGTAGTCGAAGACGGCTTTTTTGCCACCGCCAGTTAGGCCGCTAACTGTTACTTGGAAGACCCAGTTGTGGGCTATGGCTTCGATGGAAGTGAAGTAGCCGGTGGTGGTGCGGCTGCCTTCTGTCCATATCGTGAGCTCGCCATCGTGGATGATGCCGCCGTCGGTTGCCATTATTCGTCCTCTTCTTGGCCTACGATTACTTCGATGCCATCAACTAGGCGGTGGACGAGGGAGGCGATGTTATAAGGGCTTTCGGGGACTGGAAATATCATTGTTACTTCGAGTGTATCGGTCTCGAAGTCAATTGATAGGTTGGAGCAACTTCCGGTGCAGATTGTGGTGGTGACGGTCATTACTTTTTGCCGGGCTTTTTCTTGGGTTTGGTCATGCCCGCTTCGGACATGGCAATTGCACGAGCTTGGGCGGGGTTGGTTACAATTGGACCCTTTTTGCTGCCTGAGTGCAGTTCGCCTTTGCCATATTCAGTCATAACTTTGGCTATTTTCTTTTCGGCTTTAGTCTTCTTTTTTGCTGCCATCGCGGTACCAGCGGGTAGTTCCAGTATAGGTCACCAGACGCGGAAGTCGGTGGAGCCCATGTTTTCCGGTTTGGCAAGGTTGAATACTTGTAGGCACATGTAACCAAGGGCGTCGAATGAGTGATCCACGCCGAGATTTTTGTTGGGCATGTTTGTGTGGGGTGTGTAGGTTAAAGTGCGCAGACTTTTGATTAGTTCCACGCAGCGGGGGTGGATTTTGATGCGGCGGGTTCCGGCGGCGTCGAGGAGGCCCATGTTTACGCAGGTTATTTTGTCGCGGATCTTCCAGGGAGAGCGGGGTGTTGATACGGTGAGGCCCGCTTTGCGGAGGATTGAGTGGTCGGTTGCTCCAACGCCGGAGGTTTTGCGGGCCGCGCCGGTTGGGTCGGGGCAGGTGATGATTCGCCGCTCCATGCCGTATTTGTCAATTAGGGTTTCGCAGAAATCCCAGGTGGTGGCGCCTCCGGTGAGGATTATTTCGTCGAATACCCAGAGTTCGGACTGGTATTTGACGGCACACACGGCGGACATGGGGGATACGTTGAAGTCCAAGCCCACCAGTAGGGGGAGTACGGGAATATCTTTGATTTCGGTGCTTATGTTGGCGTCGCTGAAGTTGATTGCAACTAAACCGCTTAGATTTTCAAAGCTGGCTTCAAATTCTTGGCGGAATGTACGTGAATCGAGTTGGCCTCGCGCTGCTTCGATCTCTGCGGGTGGTACATTGTCGCCGTCGATAGTGGTAAATTGCCAGCGTTTCCAGTCCTTTTCGGCTTCTTCGGCGTAACACCAGAGGTCGTAGAACCAGGAGGCTGTTCCATCCGGAGTGGAGATGAATAAGGCCCAGCCTTGTTTGTCTGCAAGGGAGGGGCGGATCACCTCGAACCAGACTTCGGGGTCCATGAAGGCGGCTTCGTCTAGTACCACGCCGGATAGGCTTCTGCCGCGCAACGCCATTGCGTTTTCAGTACCTTTTAGTTCGATCGTGCTGCCGTTTACCAGTTCCAGCTTTAGGTCGGTTTCGTTTTTTGCCTTTACCCAGGCTGGCGGGACTAGCTTTTTTAATACTTTCCACGCAATATCTTTGGCCATTCGGTATGTTGGCGCTGCGTAGAAGAATGTTTCGCCGGGGCGTTCGATTGCTCCACGCAGAAGTTCGATGCAGGCTAAATATGATTTACCGAAGCGGCGACCGGCAACGAGGACGCGGAAACGTGAGCGATTGTTGAATACTTGACCCTGGGCGTGGCGTAATGTTAAGCCGGTGTTCGACACGATTTCTTATTTTTCGGTACTTAGATACTACTCTACAGGAACCCGACCCCTACCCCCTGTTGTGTAGTAGGGTAGAGTAGGTTGAGATTGTACCAGTAGGTTCCTGGGGCGGTGACCTGCGCCGCCAGAATTCCTACCCTACCCCGGGTGGTACGTTTGGACTAGGGCCCCAGGTTGGAGGGCCCTAGTAGGTTTGAACTATTTAGAGGCTCGGTACACTTTCCAAAATTCACTAACAAGATGTGGAGGTAATTTAGCAGCAAAACTTAAAGCGGCGTCTTTCTTAACCTTCTCAGAAATGTTCTTTTCGATGTATTCAATTTGTTTAGGGGTGAGAGCCATGGGTTTGGGGTTCGGTGCGCCTTGGTTTAGCGCTTGTGTGTATTGTAGCAGATTAAAGAGAGCCTAGCGGGTAGCTAGGCCCAAATTAACAATTCTTTAGGTTTCACCCTTGAGAATGAAGTACAGCCCACAGATAGTGCAGAATGCAGCAAGGGGCAGGCTGGTAGTACTACAAGCTAGTACAAGTGAACTGTACAGGATTGCGCGCTTCATGCTGACACCTCGATATTTTGCATACAACTCCGGGAGTAAATATCAACTATGCCCTTTGGAAACATTTCCGCATAGTAATCTAACTTTAAATCACACTGCTCGCGAGAATCGCTATGGAACAAAATGCTTAACTTACCCTCAGCAGTTAACAGACATAAACTAAAGCGTCGAAAATCAGGAACCATAGTAAAGACTCGGTAAGGTTTGGTGCGCCTTGGGTGTGGCGCTTGGTTGTAGTGTAGCAGATAAGGGGCAGCCTAGCGAGTGGCTAGGCTCAACTTAACAATTCTTTAAGCTTGCACTAAACCTAAGAGCTCGCGCCCTAGGTAGGTCATCCCAGCATTAACTAGACCGGCGGCGAAATCGTCCGGGGTTTCTATTGTCTCGCCCTCTAATAACTGAAGCCTGGAATTGTATCCATAAGCCTCACAAGCTCTATCTACCCATGCTAAGAGTTCGGCTTCGTTTCTATTGTAGAACTCTATTAAGTCTCTGGTGTAACACATATCTAAATTAACAAAATCGCCTCGATCATAATTAACCAAACCGGTATCTTCTAAAGTATCGCTACCGTAGGAATCTAGAAAGTAATTAACGCAATCATCGTCTAAGTCTACGTGATCGCATATGAGATAGCGTATTAAATCATATTCACAAGTTACGGACTCCTTGGTACACCAAGCCCGATAAACATCTCGAGACGTTTCGTCTAGACTCTCCCAGCCTTTATGCCATGGGCTAGGTTGATATTTTGAGGATACTCTAGAAAGTATTTGGTAACCTTTGGAGTCCTGGCCTGAATGATTTTCGGCCCAAAATAGATAGGTGCCTTCACAGTAGCTAAAGCGTTCGATTGTCTGCATTGTGTGGGTAGCGAATGGAGCGCTTTGGTTTTGCGCTTTCCTACAATACAGCGAAATTGCAAGCCCGACCGAGGGAAACCTAAAAAAAGTATTAAAAGTTTACACACTACATAATTGAGAATGATTCTCAGCCGCGGCTGCCGTGCTAGGCTGCCCCAGCCTGACCCTGCCCTAACTCTGCCCTAACTCTGCCCTAGCAGTACGCTTGCACTAGGGCGCGGTGCCTTAGTGCCTTAGTGCCCCAGGCAATGAAAGGCAATAATGAAAGGCCGCGACTATGAAAGGCACAATGAAAGGCACAATGAAAGGCTAATCAGCATCTAATGAAAGGTTTTCTGGCACACATTCAAGCGCGGGAGTGATATTAACTGGTTCAGACCCTGATGAAAGGTTTTTTGGGCG